CAACGACTGGGCGGGTGCTGGATGCTGTTGCTGCTGATCCGCAGCTGAACCTCCAGGACTTCCTGTACGGTATGAGCCTCTTCGGCATCGATGCCACGCCGAAGGTCATGGAGAAACTGGTCACCACCCTGACCCGCCAGGAGAACGCGGCGCGTACGCGCCTGGAGTTCTCGCAGACCCCGGGCTTCGACAACACTACTGGTATCTACGCGCTCTCGCGTCACATCGAGTCGCGGGCCTCCACCATCGCTAAGACCACGACGCGTCAGCCGCTGCGCGAGCTGATGAACCTCAACCTGCCCAGCTCTCGTGCGCTGTGGGAGGGCGACGAGGCCAACGTCACGCGCATGCGTAATGAGGTCGCCCGCCTGACCGGCGAAGCGAAGAAGGACGCACAGCGGCAACTGGATCGTGCAGAGTATATGTTCCGCACGACCAACCCGGAGGGCCGGGCCGGTCGCAGCATGGTGTACTACAATCAAGCTGCGGGCACGCTGAGCTACCTTGATGGCAGCCAGTTCGTGGATGAGTCCAACTTCGGCGCGGGGCCGGTCGCCTCTCGCGTGCGTGCCTACACCAGCATGATGCAGCTTGGTGCCTCGGTGGCGCAGGGCGCGCTGAACCTGCTCAGCCCCTACACCAACTGGATGCCCTACATGGCGTCCTACAACACCAAGAACGCCTTCGGTGGCGGCTTCGGTCTCGGGCAAGTGCAGTCGGAGTACCACAAAGCCTTCGCCAAGATCGGCGCTCGCGGCGTCACCAGCATGGATATGAACCGGGCTGACTTCTACGACGCCGGGGCGAAGCCTACCGATCCGACGCTGGCCAAGACGTGGAAGCCCGGCGTGGCGCAAAGCCCTGAACTCCAGCGTCGCTATGGCCTGACCGCTGAGGAAGCCCGGGTTGTCGCCCGCGAAATCCGTGAGGGTAAACTCATCCCGGCGCAGTCGAACGCCCTCGTCGCCACGGCGCGTGGGTACATGACCAATCGCTGGATGCGCCGGTTCGCTGATACTTGGATGGCGCCCTTTAATCTGTCCGAACAAGCTGCTCGCCGGGCTGCCTTCCTCGCTGCCTACCGGCTCTTCCGCGAGCGGGCCATTGCTGCTGGCCTGAGCGAGGCGAAGGCATCTGATCGGGCGCGTGAGGAAGCAGTTCGGTCTATCGACCTGACGCTTGGCGAGTACTCGGTTCTGAACCGCCCGCCCGCGTGGAGGAACGGCATCCAATCCTTCCTCTATATGTACAAGACCTACCCGACCACGGTCATCCAGATGCTGGCGCGCCTCTCTCGCCCGGCGCAGCTCAGCACCTTGGGCGCCATGTGGCTCCTGGCTGGTGCCACCGGCTTGCCATTCGCTGAGGATTTGGAGGATCTGATCGACACGTTGGCCCAGGGCCTCGGCTTCCGCCAGGGCAGCATCCGGGCTGAGATCATCCGCCACATCGAAGGCAGCTTCCCCGGTATGTCGGCGGTGTTCCTGCGCGGCGTGGTTAACCAGATCGTCCCGGCTGACGTGGCCTCTCGCACCTCGGCAGGCAACTTCCTCCCGGGCACTGGCGTGGCACTGGCCGGGGCCAACGTTACCCGCGAACTCCAGGATATCCTGGGTCCGGCAACGGGCTTCGTCACGGGTCTGGCGAGCACGGCGCGTGATGTCGTCACCTTCCCGTTCTCCTCGACCAAGACCCTGGAGGATGTGGCTCGTAGCTCGCCGATCACCTTCCTGCGCATCATGGGTGACACCTCGGCCTACCTCTCTTCTGGGGCTGTGGTGGATCGCCGGGGCTATGTGGTCAGCCCGGAGATGGATGCGGGCACGGTCATCACGCGCTTGCTGGGCTTCTACCCTGAGCGGGCGGCTACCCAGTACGATGTCATCCGCATCGCGCAGCGCGAGTCCGACTACCAGAAGGAGGTCGTCGCGGCTTACCGGCAGGCGTGGATCAAGGCCACCATGCGTGGCGATAACCAGGGTGCGCGCGATATCGTCGAGGCGGTCAACAACTGGAACGACGGTGCCCGGGGCACGCCCCTGGAGATCACCCGCTTCGTGCCGAACTCCGTCCGGGCACTCCGCGAAGCCCAGCGTGGCGCTGGTGAGCGGGCATTGCGCGCCGCTCCGCGTGGTGCTCAGGACGACATCCGCCAGCTGATGGACGCCCTGACCGAATAGGTCAGGGTTTCCGCAGCGGTACCACCTTTGGCACGGTGTCGAGGGCAGCGTTGGTCGTGGCGATATCCACGTCGCGCAAGATGCCCTCAAGCCGGGCGTGCTTGAGGTTGATCGACAGCACGTACTGCTGGCCGATCTTGATGGGCGAGTCCTTGCCCAGATACGCCTTCTCGCTGGTGGGCGTGACGTTCACGCCCTGATCGGTGATGTCGCGCACGATGGTGCGGTAGTCAGCGCCTCTGTTCGCCACCCACTGCTTGAAGTGCCGCCGATCCAGCGTGACGGTGCCGCCATCGAAGGGGCCAGCGATGGAACCCTTCGGCCCGTAGAGATCGTAGCGCACATGCACCTCGCCGCGTGGCAGGCGGCTCTCGTCGATGAAGGGCTTCGGGTTGCCGTTGTGGACCACCTGGAGGGTCTGGCCCGCATGGACGTTGAGGTACTCGGCGATGAGGTCGAAAGTATCCAGGCTGTTTTCCTGCACAACCTTCCGCATGGCACCGATCTGCGTGAGGACGACCTTGATGCCCTTGGTGTAGTCGAATTGGATCAGGCCGAGCGATGCTGCCATCTCGCCAGCGAAGTCGGCCAGGACGATGCCCTGCTCCCAGAACCGCTCATTGCCAGTGAAGGCGCAGTTGTACTTCTGGAAGAACCGCTCCCGGTGGTGGGCCAGCGCAGCCCGGATACCCGCCTCACCCATGGCGACCAGTGCGTCTAGGAACGCCTGACCGACAGTGCCGTGGTGGCTGGTGATGAAGTCGTAGATCCGCTTGCCTGCATCGGTGCTGCGGACGAAGAGGGGGTGGGGGTTCATCGTGACTTCGAGGAGGCGCGCCATCTGCGCGTCGGACTCCATCCCCGTTGCCGCCAGCATGGAGGCCATGGACCGGTTGGCCGATGTGATGACCACTGTCGCCCAGGTCTTGTGGTCGCGCTCCTCAGCAGCGCGGGTAAGGCGGGCTTTGTCCCGGCCCTGTGTCACCCAGTAGAGGAAGTCACCCACCTCCTTGGGCGGCAGCATGGTGGTCTCGTCGATAGTTACCGGCAGGTTGTTGTAGAGACCCATGCGAGCGAAGAGGGCGTTTTGAGTGAACTTCGCTGTGAAGTGGAGCTTGGTTGGGTCGCCCCAGATGGACTGCTGCCACAGCTGAGCCAGCGTCTTGCCCGCACCGGTCTGCCCGTAGAGGCTGATCGTCAGGCCCTTGAGACCGGAGAACTGGTAGAGGGGCGCTGAGAACGACACGCACAGGGCGAACATATGGATCGGCATGTTGGCCTTCTCCAACAGCGCCGTGAACGATGCCCACTCCTCCACGCTCCCGGATGAGGTGAACATGGCCTCGGAGTTACGCTGGATGGCCGATGCCGTGGTGGCATCGTCGTGCACCACGGAGCCACCGACGTTCTGTCGAATGAGAGTGTCGCCGATGAGGAACTGGGTGTTGTCTTCCTTCCACCCCATCGTGGAGTAGAGGTTGGTCACGCTGCGGAGCTTGCGCAGCTCTTCCATGTAGGAGCGCAGCATGTGCTGAAATGTCTCCGTCTGCTTGCGTGTAGTGAGGACAATGCCCTGGTCGGCGATGGTGCTGGCAAACTCCCGAGCTGCGTTGTCGGGTAAGTACGCCTGCCGGAAGGTCAGGGTCTGCCAGCCCACATGCGGACGCTTCCAGCGGTAGCGGACGGTCTCGTAGCCCAGGGACTCGTCACGCCCGTAGCTCAGCGGATAGATGTCGAAGCTGCACAGGGGGATGTCCGTACCGTCCAGGCTGAGCACGATGCCCTGCGCCGCCCGCTTGAACCCATGAGGCATGGGGATGGCTTCAGCGCCCTCATCTGGCGCGTCCTCTGCGATGGCGACCTCTTGGTACTGGATGCCCAGCGCAGCCGGTGTGGAGATGCGGTCCTTCAGCGGGCACTTCTTGCAGCCCTCAGGTCGCAGCTCTTCAAACTTCTTGCAGGTGGTAGGACCCGTGGCCCTGGAGCGCCACTGAGCCAGCTTGTTGAGGGTCTTGGCTTCGTCGAAGCCCGGGTGCTGCTCGCTCCATGCGAGCGCCGTCTCCTCAGGTTGCTGGCAGAAAGCTGCGATGCCCAGCAGGGCGTACCAGAACGGCTCCTCCACCTCGGTTTGGTGGCCCGCAGCCCAGCCAACCTGCGCGCACTTGCGCTCAACGGTCACTGGGTCGGAAGGCGGGAACTCCTGTTTCACCGCCATCGATGCCAGCACGTTGGACTTCTGTGCCTGCACTATGCGAGGTTGGGGGTTTCCCAGCACGCGGCGCATCTCAGCGACGGGCACCTCTGGTGCTTCGATCAGCACTCGGACGGTCTTGTTGCCCTTCGGGTTCGTCGTGCCTGGAGCACGCAGCACACGCGCACTGTCGGCAGGCACCGCCGGATCGAACATCGGCGTGCCACTGGTGGGATCGCGCGGGATCAGAGCCTTGAGGCGGTCAGCCATGGGCTGCCAGTCCTCGGGTGGGATGGCTTCATCCAAGATCCAGTACACATGCAGGCCGTTGCCTGATGATACGATGGTCGGCTTGGGTAGCGCGTTCCCAGCGATGAAGTCACGTAGGCACAGCAGCCCCTCCTTCCAGTCGGCGAAGGGCTTACCCGGGCCACAGTCGATGTCGAGATAGAGCGCCTTGGTGAGTAGGACGTTCTTCTGCGTGCGGCTCGTGCTGTCTCGGAACGACGACACGGCATAGTAGACGTTCTCGCCACGCGCGCTGAGGCGCAGCACAACTTCCGCCAGGGTCTCGATGTCATCGACGAACCGCTGACGCGGTGCACTACCCTGGATGGTAATGACGGAATAATACCCCTGCGGCGGCATCACCCGCCCAAGGAACTCTGCCGTGTCCATGGTTCCCCTACCCTAGTTTTATGGTGGGTGGGGAGGCAACTCCCCACCCAAGTGTATTAACGCTCAGCGAGCAGAGCAAGCAGGCGTTCGTGCCTCTGCTTAGAAGTCATCTTGGTGATCTCCTCCGAAGGCCACTGGTGCGCGTGCATGAGGAAGATCAGGTTGCGGATCACCGCACGAGCGGTGGTCTCGTTGGCCTTGCTGATGGGCTTGCCGCGCAACCAGTTGTAGTAAGTCATGCGGCTGACCCCAAGCATTTGTGCCAGCTGCCCTGCCGTCAGCATCAAGTGCTGACGGAGGGCTTCGACCTTGTTGAAGTCGATGGCCTTAGGCGTCATCGGCTCCCACCTCGTCGAGCAGGCCAGCGATCTCGTCGGCCAGCGACGACGCACCCGCCGGGGCCACAGCAGCCGCCTTCGCCGCAGGCTTCGGAGCAGCAGCCGGAGCCGGGGCAGGAGCAGCCGGGGCTGCCTTCGCCGCACCAAATCCACGCTTCGGCGCAGCCGGGGCGGGAGCAGGAGCCTCCTCTTCCTCGACCGGAGCCGGGGCAGGAGCAGCCACCGTCTTCAGCGGCGCACGACGCGGAGCCTCAACCGGAGCGGGCTGCACCGGCACGGCCTGCGCCTTCTCACCCGTGATCTCGGCCACCTGATCGGAACCCGACAGGCTGTCGATGGCCTCCATGGCAGCCTCATCGAGGAAGCCACCAAAGCTGAAGATCAGCTTCGGGAAGGACGCATCGGTGTCGAAGGAGATGCGCGTGCGCACGATCTCAGGGGCGATGCCCCGCACCGACAGTTCCTTCTGATAGGCGTTCAGGCCCTTCAGCGCAGCCGGGGTCACCTCCAGCAGATACACCGGACCCGTGGCGTCATCGGCAGCCACCACCGCGAGGCGCTTCTTGTCGGAGCACGCCTTCAGCTGCTGACCGTTCGGAGCCACCTTGGAGCCCCAGGCATTCCACTTGCACGACGCGCACAGATCGCTCTGCGGGCTGGTGCTCTCCGGGTTCGGGCCGACGCCATCGAGCGAGTAGCAGTCCGGTGCCGAAGGCTCGGCATCCTTGTTCCACTCCTTGGCATACCACGTCTTGGACAGGCGCGGGTTGGCGCCCACCACGACCACATCGAGGCTGGTCTGGTTGATCACCGTCTCGGTGCCATCCTCAACGATGCGGAAGCGCGCACCCTTGATGGAGATGCGCGGGAAGTCCGAGCCTCCAGTGATGCCACCGGCCATGGCCTGAGCCAGGGCAGACGGCTTGCCGACGCGCGCCGCGAGGTGCGCCGGAACCTTGATGTTAGCGGGAACGATGTTGCTCACAGTTCTCTCCTCTGGGTTGGTAGTCACGGGCTGCCGATGTTGAAGGTAGGGCGGAGCTTCACAGTGCTCGGCACCCCAATCGCAACACGCGCCTGCATGGTGGCGATCTGCTCACCAATCTCTGCGATATCCTTGACGTAGATGATCGTGGGGTCGTTCATCATCATAGGGTTATAACCGTTCACAATCAGGTAGCCGTTGGAGATCGGCCACACTGTTATCACCGGTACGCTGCCCTCGCGGATCATGCCGGTCAGATTGCGTGCCCCAAACTCGGTCGTCACGGCGGACTTATCCTTCAGCGCCCAGGTGACCACCTTCCTTACCAGCCCCTTGATCATCTCAGTCATCCACCCTGGCGGTCGGCTTGCGCACGTTGATCTCGATCTTCGTGCCGTAGTTCACACCAGCGGGCACAGCGCCCTTGCTCTCGATGTAGCCGCGCACTGCGATCTTGCTGACGCGCCGCTCCAGCATGTCGAAGGCTTCGTTCGCCTTCACGTAAGCGAGCACCGCATCCCAGTCAGCCACGTTCGCGTAGTCCGTCGTGGTGACGAAGGCCGTGCCGCTCTTGGTCTTGAAGGAAGTGACGCTCTGCTCGTTGGCCTGCGACAGCAGCCACGACTCCAGCTTGGCCATCTTATCCTTGATGACCTGCACCTCCTGCTTTGCCGCGTTCTCCACGGCATCCTTCTGGTGCCTCAGCTTGAGGTACGCTGAGATCACTTGATCCACGTTTAGTTCAGGCATTTGTTCACCTCGTTTGTTGTTGGATCAGGTCGAGCAGCAAGCCTTGCAGCTTCTGCTTACCCTTCAGTCGGTCATAGATCCGCGCCTCAAGGTCTGTCGCCTCGATGTGGATCACGTTCGACACATGGCGCTTGCCGATGCGTTCGACGCGACCGTTCGCCTGCACGTACTGCTCGTTGCTGGTGATCGGACCGTACCAGATCACAGTACTGGCAGCGGTCAATGTCAAGCCATGCGCCATCGTAGCCGGATGGGCAATCAGCACGTGCGGGTCCTTGGCCTCCTGGAAGTTGCGAAAGATCGTGTTGCGCTCTGATGCGCTCACTGCACCGTTCACCACCGCCACTGACCACTTCTTACCAAGCTCACGCTCCAGCATGTTCAGTGTGCCTGTGAGCGGTACGAAGATGATAACCTTCTGCCCAGCCTCCTCGATGATCTCCGACACGAGGCTTACACGCGGCGAGCAGTCGAGTTCCACATTGCGGCCATCGTCGTCGTACGCGACACCGCAAGCGATCTGTACGAGCTTCTGCATCTTCACGGCTTCGTTCACCGCCGTGATCGTTGCCTCACTTCCCTGCACCTCGGAGACGAGGTGGCGCATCATGCGATCATAGTGCTTGCGCTGATCTGGTGTCAGCTCCACGCGGCGATGCTGCACCACGGTATCGGGCAGATCGAAGCACTCGTCGCGCGTGTACCTCACCGATGGCTGAAGGATGTGCTGCACAGTCTCGATGGAGGTTGTGCGCGGCAGCCATTTGTACTGACCGATCTTCATCATCACCTGATCACGGAACGCCGTGTAGGTTGATGTGCAGAACGGGCTATCCACCAGCTTCGCTAGCGCCCACGCATCAGTCGGTTCGTTCGGCGTCGGTGT